GGGGTGGTGGATATTTTATTCTACCAGAATATGGTGTTGGTATCGATTTAAAAAATACAGATATTTTATTTGTAGATGTACATAAGTATCATTGTAACACAGGGTTTACTAATTTTACAGATGATTGTTTACGCGTGAGTTTCGTGCTTTATTATCGTGAATATATGTACAAGTGTAAAGCACCCAAAGACGAATTATTAAGAGTAAAAATAGATCAAGGTGGATATCACAGATTATAACATAGCGATTCCTTCGTATAAAAGACCGGAGGTTATTAAACAGAAAACTTTGAGAGTGTTAAGCGAATATAACATTCCTAAAGAACGTATCAGTATTTTCGTTGCAGACGAAGAGGAATACGAAGTATATAAAAAGAGTTTAAATAAAGAATACGAAATAATAATTGGTGTTCCCACTATTGGACTTCAAAGAAACTTTATAGAGAAGTATTATAAAGAGGGTACTAAGTTAATAATGATTGATGATGATATCGATCAAGTATTGCGTAAAAAAGAAGATACGCTTGTACCTTTAGTAGATTTAGAAAAAGAATTTATAATAGAGGGTTTCAAACAATGCGAAAAAGCAGGTGCTAAAACTTTCGGTATGTATGCAGCAGCTAATCATTACTTTATGAAAGAACGTGTATATAATAAAATATGCTATATAATTGCATCAATGTTTGGTGTAATTGTAGAACACGATCCTTTCTTAGAACGATATACTAATCACGGAGAAGATTATGAATATAGCATAAGGCAGTATATCAAAAATGGATGTTTAGTTAGGTTTGATTATATAACCGCTAAATCAAATTATTATAAAGAGCCAGGAGGTTTACAAACTTTTAGAACCGAAGAGAATATATATAATTCAATAAAGTGGATACAAGATGAGTTTCCTGATTATTGTACAATGTATATTAGAAAATCGACCGGTCACGCTGAACTGCGACTGAGAGATAAAGCTGGTGATAAACAACAAGTAAAATTATTTTAATTAACTTTGAACTATGACACAATCACAAATTAGGCGTATAGCCAAAGACATAAAACAAATAACAGGTATTAACTTTTTAGAAAAAAGGCGTGATACCAAATACGTAGAAGCAAGAGCGTTCTTCGTACATATACTCAAAAATTACTATAAGTTTAGGAATAAAGATATAATAAACACCTTTAATGACCTAGGATTTAAATTAGACAGTGCTACATTATGTCACTCGTTGAAAATGTTTGAGGTATATGAAAACAATAATGCAAGAATGCAAGGGTGGTTTGATTTATTATTTCAGGCACCTGATTATAAGAATAGGGATAAAACTCAAGCGTATATAAAAAGTAAACTTAAATATTTACCTGAGGAAACTTTAATAAAGTTAGCAGCTCAAATAAAAGTAATCATAGAAAATGGTGAGTACGAATTAGAAAACGTTGAGTTCCATTGGTAAAAAAGTTATATTTTTTTATTATACACTTGAATAATCAAGTTTTTTCAAGATGGCTAGAAAGATAATAAGCACATATATTGAGAAACCTAAAAAGAAAAGACCAGGGGTGCATAGTAAAAATGCAAGTAGAAATCAACCTGGATGGAAAAAGAAATATAGAGGTCAAGGAAAAAAAAGATAACAATGAGTTGGGGTGGTAAACGTATCGGAGCCGGTAGGAAATCTAAATCACAAGAGGTTCAATTAATAGAACAACTTTCTATGTATGATGCACTTGCTATTGAAGAACTAATAAAAGGAATTAAAAGAGGTGACGTCAGGTGTTTACAATTATGGTTTAATTATAGATTGGGTAAACCAACAGAAACACAAAATGTAAACTTAGTACAAGAACAACCTACATATGAAGTGATAGTATTAGACAATGACTCAGAAAGTTCAGACTAACGTTGTATTTAAACACGCTTATAAATTTAGCAGGTCTGATAAAAAAATCTTAATAGAACAGGGCGGATCTAGGTCAGGTAAAACTTTCAATATATTAATATGGATAATATTCGACTATTGTTCTAAACACAATAATCATATTGTAACAATCTGTAGAAAAACTTTCCCAAGTTTACGTGGTACTGTGATGCGTGATTTTTTAGATATACTTAAAGATTATGAATTATATACAGAAGCTAATCATAACAAAACAAACTCAGAATATTATATAAATGGAAATACAATAGAGTTTATTTCTTTAGATCAACCTGCTAAAATACGTGGGCGTAAAAGAAATTTATTATTTGTAAACGAAGCTAATGAGATTGATTGGGATAGTTGGCAACAATTAATATTTCGTACAGAGGGTAAAATTGTAATTGACTACAACCCATCAGAAGCAACACATTGGATATATGACCAAGTCGAAACAAGAGAAGATGCGGTGTTTTATAAAACTACATATAAGGATAATCCATTTATTGATAAAAACTTAATTACAGAATTAGAAAGGTTAAAAGAAACAGATGATGAATATTGGCAGGTGTTTGGTTTAGGTGAAAGAGCATTGTCAAGAACCCAAATATTTAGGGCAAACGTTATAAAAAAAATACCAGAAGATGCAAAGTTCCTCTCAATCGGTGTAGATTTCGGTTATACGAACGATCCAACTGTAGCAGTAGAAGTATATCAAAAAGAACATAATCTTTATATAAACGAATTATTATATAGAACTATGATGACCACGTCAGATATACATAGATTTTTATTAGAACATAATCAAGGAAATAAATTATGCTTCGGTGATTCAGCTGAGGTGCGTTTAATAGATGAACTGCGTAGAATGGGTAACAATATTCGACCTAGTGTAAAAGGGCAAAACAGTGTAATGGCTGGAATAGATTTATTAAAACGTTATAAGATATACATAACAGAAACATCTGTAAACGCTATAAAAGAATTTAGGGATTATAGGTGGAAAAAAGATAAAGCAAATCGATTAACAAATATTCCTCAAGAGGGCAATGACCATATTCCTGACGCTACAAGATATGCAACATATAGTCTAATGAGCAAACCCAACTATGGTAAGTATGCTATCCGATAGTGTATATAACTTGCCAAAGAGCTTTATTATTTAAACCTTGGGCTGCCTGACAGTACTCGTAAGATCCTGGCTTAGGACCTCTGACGTCGTGGACTTTCCCTGATTCAAATAGCTTTTGTAAAGTTTCGTAATTTACATTTTTAATCATATTTCAAATATAATAAAAAAAAAGTTATAAAAAATTTTTTATAATTAATAAAAAGTTATATATTAGTGCTATGAATAAAAATACAAATATCAAAAATGGTTTCGAGGTTATCGGTTACTTCGAAGAATATTTAGTTGACAATAAATTTATAGGAACTAAAAGAGTAGAGTTCGACCCATCAAGAAGTTTAGGTTGGGCTGGTAGGAAAACTTTCTACGCTGCTAAAGATATAATTCTTGACAGAGGTAAAAAGATAAAAGCAGGAACTAAATATTATACATACTTACAACAGTTATGTGGTAAATATCACGGAACACAAAAAGAAAAAATTAATGCTATTCAACAATCACAAGCGTGGAAGTTGAGAGCTCAATCTACATAATATGCCTAACTATTATTACAGATATAAATTATAATATGGAACCAATTAAACGTTTTAATTTAGAACCGAACAAACTACAAACGTAATCTGATTCTGTGCGGTAATCTGATAATTTCTTTTTTCAAATTATCTAGTATTTTTTTTCATATTAATTGGTTTACAGAGAGCGTCGCACAGGCTCTCTTTTTTTTTGGATAAATTTTTTATATTTTAGTATTATACATATATGAAATTATCTATCAACGTTCCTACAGAACTCAGCGATGTTACCTTGGGTCAATATCAAAAGTTTGTTAAAATACAAAAAGCAAACGAAGACCCAACATTTATAGCACAAAAGATGGTTGAAATATTTTGTAAGATCGATTTGAAAGATACGTTTAAAATTAAAGTAACTGACATTAACGAGATAGTGGCAATACTAAATAACCTATTTGATAAAAAACCTGAATTAATAACAGAGTTTAAATTAAACAATCAAGAATATGGATTTATCCCTAAGTTAGAAGATATATCATTGGGCGAATATGTAGATGTTGACACCTATTTAGCAGATTGGGATAATATGCATTTAGCGATGAATGTTTTATATAGACCTATTAAAATGAAATATGGCGGTAAATATGATATCATTGATTACGAAGCTAAAGAATCTGATAAGATGAAAGATATGACTTTAGATGTTGTATTTAGTTGTCTAATTTTTTTTTACAATTTAGGAATCGACTTGTCGAACAATATGATGGACTATTTAATGGACAAACGTCTGATCAACCATACGGAAGAAGAAATCAATTCAGCAACAGGTGGGGTTGGTATGGATGCATTTACGAACTCGCTAAGGGAGATATTACAAAATTCAAAGATATCACTAAGCAGGGATTGACGCAATCGTTACATGCGTTACTTTATATAAAAGAAAAAAATGAAATCGAACAAGCAGAATTAAAATCAAATGTCAGAAAGTAACTCAGCAGCTAGATCATATTATTTAATAAGTGAAACTTTAGAATCAGCTTTACTAAACAACTCAATTACTAAAACAGTAACAATAGGTGATATATCTGATATTGATTTAGGAAAACAAACTATATTTCCTTTAGCACATTTTATTGTGAACAATGTTGTATCTAACGAACAAACTTTAGTGTATAATATTACAGTGCTTACTATGGATATAAAAGATACAAGTAAAGAAGAAGAAACAGATAAGTTCAGAGGTAATACAGATGAGCAAGATATATTGAATACACAATTAAGTGTTTTAAATACTTTAATACAAAAATTAAGGTTCGGTACATTACACCAATCTGGTTACAGATTAGCAAACGATCCAGTTTGTGAACCATTTGTAGATAGGTTTGAAAATAATTTAGCCGGTTGGTCTGCTGAATTAAATATAGAAGTAAGAAACGATCAGTACATATGTTAATATTTTCAGATAGATTTAATCAAAGATTAGAAGACTTTTTTAAGGCAGTCAAAAAACAATCTAGGCAAAATTTAAGTAAGGGTACAAAATTACAAAGAAAGAAAAGACCAATAAATAAAACTAAAAAATTATATAACAGCATACAATACAAAAAATTATTTGAAAATAATGATTCATTAGCATATGGTCTATTTATGGAGGACTATGGTGATTACATTGACAAAGGTGTAAAAGGTACTAAAAGTAACTATAGAGTAAATAAAAACACGCCATATAAATATACAACTAAAAGACCGCCAAGTTTAGCAATTAGTGGATGGGCTAAAAAAAGTAATATAAGGTTTAGAAATGCTAAAGGTCAGTTTGAAAAAGGTAACTATAAAAGCATAGGTTATGTTATAGCTAAATCAATTTATGAAAAAGGTATCAGGGCTAACAACTTTTTTACAATACCATTTGTAAACGAATTTAAAAAATTACCTAATGACTTACAAGATATATTCGCAGATGATTTAATTATTTTAATGATTGACAGTATGATAGAAGCAGAATTAATTAAAAGAGGAAACTAATGGCAACAATATTATTAAGAAGTCCATATTACGAATCACGTAGTCAACCATATTCAAGTCCAAACGTTGCTAAAAGTGCAACTTTAACTTTATCAGTTGGCGGTACACAAATATCTTCTATGAGTAAAGATTGTGTATTAACAGGAACAACTAATCAAGAAACCGGGACAGTCGCTTTTGAAATAGCAGATCTATGTAGAGATTATATAGATATAACTTTTGATAACACATATACACCTCAATTTATTAACATTACAGGTACATTAACTTTTAAAAGTAAAACTGTTGACGAAATTAATTCTGGCCAAACTGCAGTCACTGTAGGAACTCCAGTTAGTATATCGCATAAAGGTTTAGATGGTTACTACGAATTTTTACAAGGTTTAGGCACAAGCCAAACCTCTGCTAAAACAATAGCAACTAATGAGATGATGCAAGATAATACTACAATATATGCACCTGATAACACTGCAGGAGTGATACCATATTGGAATGGTTCAACAATAGTTTATCAAAGTTTTTCTGCTAGTGATACGACTGAAACTGTAGTAAGCACAGCTTTTACGATAGAAAGAGTATGTTCACAACACGAAGCGTATAAAGTAACATTCGTTAATAAATATGGAGCTTTACAAGATTTATATTTTACCGGTAAAACTACTGAAAACATAAACGTACAACGTACAACTTTCAAAAGATCTATAATTGATTCTAACTCTAGGTATGATACAGGGAAGCATTCAATAAAACAATACAACACTCTAGCAAATGAAACCTTAATACTAAACAGCCCACCTATGAGTTTCGATACTATGAACGAAGCTATAAAGCAATTGTTAGTAAGTGAACAAGTTTGGATTTATAAAGACTCAATAACTACACCTATAAACATAACAAGTAACACACAAAGAATTAAAACAGGTTTAAATGATAAAATAATACAATACACTATCACTGCAGAATATGCTTTTGATATGATATCAAATATTAGGTAATGAATAATATTGAATTATATGTAAAATTAACCGGAGATACAAATTATACTAGGCTTGATTTGTTCGGCGATGAAACAATAAACTTGACGCAAGTAGTTCAAGACGTCAAAGATCCTGGAAAAATATTTACAGATTTTAGTAAAACATTCAGTTTACCTGCCAGTAAAACTAATAACAAATTTTTTAAACATTTTCATAATTTCACTCAAAGCGAATCATTCTCATTTGATGCACGTAAAAAAGTATTATCTAAAATAGAATTAAATAGTGCACCTTTTCAAAAAGGTAAATTAAGATTAGAGGGTGTAAATTTAAAAAATGGTAGACCTGATACATATAAAGCTACATTCTTCGGGTCGTTAAATTTAAAAGATGTTTTAGGTGATTTGAAATTAGAGGATTTAGATTGGCTTACAAATTTTGATACAACATATACATCGGCAAAAATAATTGATGGTTTATCAGATGACGGGACTGGGTCTGTTACAGTTGATAGCGTAGCATATCCGGTTCCGCTGGTTACCGCTTTAATTAGTAACTCAATGCGAGGTTTTTATTCTTCATCACAAACACCTGCGTATTGGGATACAAACAAACAAGAAATAAATAAATCAGGTGGAAACCTTAACCCATCACAAGCTACTCAATATTCTGGATATTATTGGAAAGACCTAACATATAGTGTGAGGTTATATGTAATAATAAAAGCTATTGAGAACTCAGAAATTACAAAAGATATAAATGGAAACAAACAGATAGTATTTAGTGATGACTTTTTTAACACCACTAACACAGGGTTTTATAACTTGTATATGCTTTGCCAAAGAAACGCAGGAAAAATATTAGAAGGAGTTGGGTCATCTTACACACCTAATCAACAATCTGGTAAAACATATGATAACGCTACTAACAACCACGAAGATAATTTAGTATTAAGGCAAAGAGGTTTTGAAATATATAATTTAACTTCTAACGAAAAGTTTCAGTTTGCTATAACAGTAAACTTTGGGACTGTATCACAAAACATTGTAGCAGAAATAAAAAATATATCAACCGGTGTAATTGAATATGCGACATATACACCATCACAATCAGGAACTCAAAGATCATATCAATTACCTAATGGAAATTATGAAATAAAATTTAAGAGTAATGCAGCTGCTACAATCACATCTTTTAGTTTAGTGTTTATTGACACCTTTGACACTAATACAAGCACGACTGTAAGCACAAGCGATGTTGATGCAAGTTTTGCAATACCAAGTGGCGGTTTTGCTTTGATGGAAAATATACCTGATATAAAAGTTATTGACTTCTTGTCAGGATTATTCAAAATGTTTAATTTAGTAGCAACTGAAAAAAATGGTGTTATAACTGTTGACACTTTAGATAATTTTTATTCAGGCGGTACTTTAAGAAATATTACGGACTTTGTAAACAGTAATGAAAAAACTGTAGACAGTGCTTTACCTTATAGAGAAATAGCATTTAGATATGAAGATACAGAAAATATTTTAGCAAAACAACATAAAGAACAGTTTCAAAGAGATTGGGGTGGCGTTAGTTATGATGGCGGTGGAAAATTAGATAGTAATAACACTACTTATGAAATAATTGCACCTTTTCAGCATATGAAGTTTGAAAGATTAGTTGACGGTGCAACAACAAAAAATATACAAGTTGGACATTTACTAAACGACAAGCAAGAACCATATCTTGGTAAACCTGTTTTATTTTACCCAATACATAGTTCTGATCTAGGCGTGACTGCAGATGGAATTAATTTAATTACAGAAATTAGCGGATATGATAACGGATCTACAAATGCAGAACAAACAATAACAGAATATTGGATACCTAGTAATTCACCGACAGTTCAAAGTAGTGGAGCAGGTTACCCTGAAACAATACATTTTAATCAAGAAATTAACGAGTGGACAAATGGTGATGATTATATCGACAGTTTATATTATAAATATTATCAATCTTATGTAGTTAATGTATTTAGGTTCAATGAAAGATTAACAAAAATAAAAGCTGTATTACCATTAAAATTTTTACAACAATATACATTGGCTGACGAAGTACAGATAGGCGATTTAACATATAGAATAAATTCAATTAATACAAATTTACAAACTGGTGAATCAACATTAGAATTATTAAATGGTAGAGAAACAGTTGCAGCTACCGGTGCCACCGCAGTAAGTATAACAATATCAACAAGCAGCAGTGCTACACCTAACACAGCTTGTGGGTACACTTTGAATAACACATTATATTATTCAGGAACATTAGGTAACGGAACTAGATTATATACAAACTCTGGATTATCTACTGCTTTTTCTGGATCAGGAAACAACTACGCTTTCCCAGGAAGTTATTACGCAGCTATAGATGCAAATGGATATGTGTCAGGTTATCAACCTTGCCCAACATTAGCACCAACTGTAACAACTAATTCAGCAACAAATGTTACATATAGTTCTTTTACTGCTAATGGTAGTGTAAACGTTGCTAATGGTACAATAAGTTCAAGAGGTTTTTATGTAGGTACAAATGTATCTTATGCCAGTAACACAAAAACTGCAGAGGGTGGTACATCTGTTGGAGGTTTTTCAGCTAATCAGACAGGTCTTTCTGCAAACACGAATTATTATGTAACTGCTTACGCTATAAATCAACACGGAGAGGGTGTAGGTACAACCATTTTAGTAAATACAAACAACGCACCATCAGTGCCAACAGTCAATACTTTAGCAGAATCAAACGTTGCTGAAACTTCATTTACAGCAAACCTACAAATAACAGCAGATGGTGGGCAAACAATTAATGGTGCAGGTTTTTATATGGGAACAGATAATTCTAGCCCTACTAACAATACACATTATGACGTATCACCAGCACCAAATAACATAGGAAATAACAGTTATGATTTCACAGGTTTAACAGGCAGTACAAATTATTATTATTGGGGTACCGCTACAAACACATACAGTTCTACCAAGGGTGTATCATCGAGTTATGAAACTGTTACTACAAGTGCAGCACCAAATTATACAACACATACTCCAATACAATACCACGCATCAGATGCATTCCTTGCCTGCGCAAGTACTGCTTATCAACAAACACTATATTCATCAGGTGTAGGAAACACATTTGCAGCAGGATTAACATTATATACGAATAATGGTTTGACAAACTTAGCACCTAATGGTTATTATTCATATCAAAATAAATATTATCAAGTTACAAGCGGTAATGGTACATTAGGCTCACAAAACAATTGTTCAACTAATATTTATCGATTACAATTAAGTTCAGGTTATCCATCAACTTCTTATACAAGTTCGTCAGCAGCATGTTCATCAAGTTTCGGGTCAGTTTATGCTTATTATTCAGGTACTTTATCTAATGGTAGGCAGATGTGGACTGATACTACATTAACAACAAAATTTACAGGTGCCGGAACACAATCATATCCTCAGTATTTAACACCTACGCAATATGTTGTAAAAGCTAAAAGGCAACATTTCGTAAGCGGTTACAATTTATGGTTAGATTTAGGGTCAGCAGTGTATGTTGGTTTTATAGACACGGCAGGTTTGTGGAAAATGACTTATTATGATTATTCAAACGGAACATTAACTTGTCCATAAAAAAATATAAATAAAGTATTATATATATAGATGCTGAACGAAATTATAACATTATTAAAATACTCAGACGCTAGTACTGAAAATATAAAAATCGCTAAAGGAAAAAATAAATTACCTAGTAGCTTTACAGAAGTCTATAAACAATTTAAACAAGAACTTAAATGGCAGTCAAAAAAACAATAGAATTAGAAGCTAACGTAAAAGGTCTTGAAGATGACGTAAGAGATATTAGAGAACAGTTTGCTGAACTAAAAGAATCTATTCAAGAGGTAGAAAAAAGTGCTAAACAAACTGCTGATAATACTAAAAAAGGATTTAAAGGTTTAAAAGGTGCGGTAGATACAGTAAAAAAAGGTTTTAGCGGTTTAGGTCTTGCAATTAAAACAATAGGAATCGGATTAGTTTTAGAAGCATTCAATACTTTTAAATCGGTATTAAGCCAGAACCAAGTTGTAGCAGATGCATTCGCAGTAGCATTTGGTGCCATATCAAATATATTTAATGACTTTGTAAATTTCCTAATAAACAACTTTGACAAAGCAGTAGGTCCAGTAAAAGAATTCTTATCATCAGACACGTTTGAGGGTGTAGAAAACTTTTTTGTTGGTTTGATTACAAGAGTTAAAAATTTAATTCAAGGAATCGGTGGTTTAGGTAAAGCGTTGGTAAAAGTTTTTAAATTAGATTTTGAAGGAGCTGCAGAAGAAGCTGGGGAAGCATTTAAAAATTTAGGCGAAGTTATAGTTGGTAATGCCGAAGAATCTGAGAACACTCGTAAAGTATTGAAGAAAGTTGCTAATACTATTAAAGAAGTTACAACAGAAGCGATTGACAATGCAAAAGCAGAGGTAGATCTAGCAAACGCTGCAAAATTAGCAGCTGCAGAACAAGAAAAATTAAGATTAGCAAATTTAAAAGCTGCAGAAGAACAAAGGCAAATCCGTGATGATGTAAGTAAAGATATTGAAGCTAGGATTACAGCTAACGCTGAACTTGGTAAAATATTGGAAGAGGGTATTGAACAAGAAAAAGAATTAGCAGAAGTACAACTTGCAGCTGCGGAAGCAGCACTTGCTAATAACGAAAGCAATATTGACTTACAAACCGAAGTTATAAGAGCACAGGCTGCGGTTCTTGAAATAGAAGAACGTATCGGTGGGCTAAGGTCAGAACAATTAACAAACGAAACAAGTTTATTAAAAGAAAAATTAGATTTAACAAATGCAGTATCTCAATCAGAAAGCGACGCTAGGTTAAGAACTCTTGAGGGTCAATTAGCTATAGAAGATG